CGTTCATTTGTGAGGACCCTCAATCAATCCTGGTGGAATTACATACCAGATAATGTTGTTTGTTTTGCGAATATCTGTTAGAGCATACATAAACTCATCAATAGTATTGAAAGATAATACTTCAAAGTCCTCTTCTTGATGAAGAGAAATCTTTTTATTTTGAATATCTACCACATATCTTATTGGAGTTTTGAGGAGTTCAATCATTCCAGTGCCTCCACATTTCCCCAACGATTGAGTGCTTCACGAATAGTATTTCTAACTTCGGGATAAAGATTGTAATACCCCCCGATCTCATCCCAGAGTTCATCAAGTTGTTCGTCGGTTGGTTCAGTCATCGTTCAGCAACAACGATAAAGTCATTCATAGAAATACTCCTTTTACTTTTAGACAGAATGCCTTGATTGGGAAAATAAGGAACTGCTACAAGATTATAGAATGGCCTCAACTGCTCATAGAGAGTATAAAGGTGTCCGTCTTTCTTGTATCGGTAGAGTTTCATAGTGCCTCCAATTCATCACACAATTCTAACACATCAGCACACATAATCACACCAGGGCTTTGTTGGAGTTGGTTGATAGTTTCACGGAGAGCAAGAATGAGAGCATACTTCTCAGTCCTTTCTGAATACTTTGGTTTCCACAGGAATGCTTCCCAGATTTTTTGTGCTCTTTCAGTCATAGTGCCTCCACATTATAGGAAAGACGATTTAGATAATCTACATCAGGGTCAAAATAAAGTTGGTCAGCAATCTCACGGATAGCAGTAGCAAGTGCTTCTTTCATATCATCTGTGGGTTCAACAATCAATTCACCTTTGAATGCTTCCCAAACTTTGTATGCTGCGTCAGTCATTCTTCACCATCCCAATCAATCTCAACGGTTTCAAACTGTTCTACATTAGTGTAAGGCATAGGATTTGCGGGTCCTCCCATCTCATAATGAATTTTATCAAACAATTCATTAAGCACTAAACTCTCAAATCCTTCTTGGTCTGGATAATCTTCCCAGTCCTCAAACATTTCAGTTGTGGGAGCAACTGTGAGAGTTCGGGTGTAAGTAACTGTGATTGCTTTGAGTGGGATTTTAGTCATTTCAGTTCCTCTTCTACTTTCTCAATCTCAAAGATTTCATTTAGAAACTCCAAACCATACTTACCAACAACCCAAGCATCTTTATCCTCAAAGAACCTATCACCTATGGTTCTCATATCATAACACTCGGAACCTTTATCAAAGAAGGCAATCACATAACAATACTCTTTGCCTTCACACTCTTGCCATTTGACAAGTTCATATTTGTTGTTGAATTTACACCAACGAAACTCAATATCACGAAACCTCATTCTTCATCCTCTTCATAAGGGAACATTTCATCATACTCTTCATCAGTCAGAGTCAGATACTGAACATCAGCATCTTTATGTTCTTCGGCATACACCAACTGATAGTGGGCAAAGCTACTTTCAGAAGTGCTGGCATATTCTACAATACCATCAACCAGACAAAGGTAGTTCATTATTCTCTAAGATAGATTTGATTTGTTTGAGATCTTCTAGTCGTGCTTTGTGTTCATCATACTGTTCACAGAAGTCATCAAATCGCTCCTTGTGCCCTTCATCATCATAGTTGGTCTCTTCACGGATTTCCCACTCAAGACAACCTAGATGCTGCTCTACATCATCAATGAAGTATTCAAGAGTATCAATAAGACTCATGGTTGTGGAGGAACAGGGGGAGGTGGTGTTACTGGTGGTAGTATAGCGGGTTGTGGTGCGATTGTTTGTGGAGGTTGTACCACTTCCTCAACTGGTTTTTGCGTTGTTGCTTCTTCCAGTTTCTTTTCCAACTCCATTACCTTTTGGTCTAATGGACTCAAAGGAACTTCTTTTTGTGAATCAGCAAGTTTCCAACCAGTTGCACCAGCAGCAAAGATACTTGCAAGCGCAGCAAAAACGGAAACAGTTTTAGAAAAACTCATAGTACCTCCCAATCACATTCCCAAAAGTCGTTGATATTTACCCAGAAAAAGTATTTTTGATTTTCAGACGCAAGAAACAACATCCCATCACCCTTATCCTGCTCTACAATGCAGATGGGATTGTTGTCCATAATATTACACAGACGATTCTTCGCTTTTTTGCTTTTGGGTCTTACGGTTACTCTTCTCATTTTGGATCTCCAGTTTCAGTTTGCGAATACCAGTAATAAAGTAAGCATAATCACGGGACTCGGTGACGATTTTCTCTTCACCACAGACGCCACACTTGCCCATCCAACTGGACGAACAACCGACTGAATAAACACCATAGGTGCTGCCACAGTCCTTACAACTGGTTCCCGCAGTTTCAAGTTTCTTCAGCAGTGCTTTCTTCTCTTTGAGGTTCATAAAGTCCTACTCCGTATTTGTTTTTGAGGTTGTCTGTGAGGTAATCATACAGCAGGTAGGCAAACCCGTAATGGGGTCTTGTGCCAGTTTCAATACTGGTTGAGGTCGCCACCGTCCACATAATATCCAGTGCTTTCCTATCAGGTAGATTCTTCATCTTCCTCATCTAATTTGTTCAAATAATCCCAGTTCCACGTGCGACTCAAAACATCAATATCAAATCCAAACTTATATGCCCAGAAGAGAATGCTCAACAGTCCATTACTCCCAGAAGTAATCTGAATATAGGGCCAAGAAGGAAAGTCATTCCAACTTACAGATGTTTGAAGAAGCGCCCAACGATCTGTAAAAAATAGTTGGATATACCATTCATGCCCAAAGTCCTCACGATAACGCCATTTAGCGACTTGAAAAAATTTAATCGGATTCATTAATTTAGTTCCTGAATTAACTGCAAGAGATCATTTTTATCTAATACAATTCTACCATCTTGTGCTTGAAAAAACTGAATATTTTCCGCAGCAAGGTGAAGAACTGCAGCAACTAACTTCTCTTCAGTATCCGCACCGTTATTGCGAAGATCCCATACTGCATTCATAAATGCTTGTGCTCTGTCAGTCATTGTTCAGAAATGTCTACAAGATAATCTTTATCAATATCGTGATCAAGAACGATCACATATCTTGGTGTCGATAGTTCATTAATCACACAATGGGGAATACGTCCATAAAAGAACATATACTCATTGTTCTTAAAGTACTTTCGAACGTGATAGTCTGGTGTTCCAAAGCAAAGGTAAGAACCTTTACCCTCTTCAGGAATCACATCCAATCCCCATAGTCCCCTTATTATAGCATCATTTCCAACTTCTGGATCAGGATCGATGTGCCACTTGATTTCTTTTCCAGGAGCAACAACACCAATACCAGCTCTTTTTGTTAGACCTGCTTCACGCAGATAAGCAGTCATTTTGGGTAAGATTTTAGAATTTTGAGAGTAACAAATCTCATCATCCACATCAGGATAAAGTTTCATCCCAAAGTTATTTTCCAAGAACTCAAGATTATCAAGATATGCTTGCTTAGTGATGTCAGAGTTATCATTCATCTCAGCAAATAATCCTGCAATTTGCCATCCAGCATATGCTACAGTTCGATCACCAAGATATCCAGTATTTCCGTGCCAGTTGGTCCAAACAAGTTTATCCCTATTCTGAAGGAACTCTTCTCGAATCTCATCAAAGTTTTCTTGGATAATCTTTAATTTTGGATTAATTTCTTCCAGAGTATAAAATCGATTGATGTCTGCTTCTCTGGGATCTTCAGAACAAATAAAGAGATTCATAATGGAACTAATTCTTTCGAAACGAAAACATCAACAGCAAGAACTGCTCTTGATTTTGTTAAATTATTCTCAACTCGATGAGTTGTTTTTGGCCAAAAGGCATAGATTTTATTATTTTTAAACTCTCTTGTTTCTACTTCACCCGTTTCAGTATTCTTCATCTGAAAGACAGATGCTTTTCCTTCTTCTTCAGGAACATCCAATCCCCATAAAGTCCTTAGAGTTGGAGTACCTGTATAATAGTCATCGTCATTATGCCAGTCAAGAGAAATACCTGGATCAAGAATATTAATTCCACATACACTTACACTACCAATTTTCCTTAAAGTTTGTATCAGAGTTGGCAAATAAGGTCCATTAGCAGGATTAACAATGTTATGTCCAAAAATAGCAGCCATATGCCAACCATTTTTGGATGGATCTCGATTTTCTGCTTTAAGATAATTCATAATTGTAATCGGATAACCTTTTTGGTTTTCCTCAATACATATGTCTTGCTGTTTAGTAAAATCTTTATATTCTAATTTATCTTTATTATCAAGATACTCTTGCCTTATTTTCATAAAATTATAAGACAGGAGTTCTAAACTTGGACAAACTTCCCTATAATCAACAAATAGACTACTCATTATCAATATGGTAACGCCTTCAGACCATCCAAAACTTCTTGAAAGCGTTCGGCACGACTCTTATGATGCTCTACATTATCCTCAAGCACACTCACAATATCATCCAGAACAACATCCAGAGAAGCATCAGTATCAAAGTATTGCTGGATTGCTTCGGCAAGATACCGCCGCCGACTCCATTCCATACTATAAGGTTTGTAGTCCATAATAATGGGTGTATGTGGGTGTATTATAGGGTATTTTTCAGGTATTGTCAAGAGTTTTGAGGTTGGTGATCTTTCATTCCTTCATGATTCCCATCTTTTGGAAGAACACCATACTCCAAATAAGATATAACTTGCATCGATCCTTCCAATCTTTCTAGATCTTTTTGTACTTTAATGTACTCATCATAAGCAGGTTGCAACTCAACCAATCTTTTGGAAAGTTGCATTGTTCTTTTAGTAAATCGTTCTAGCAATTGAACGTTTGATTCTACTTGTTTCATTGGTCAATCTCCCAGCATTTTTCAAATTTATATCTCAACTCATTGAGTTTCATTTCTTCCCAATAAGTTAGTAGATGTTGATTAATTTCTTTTTCTTGTTCTGTAAAGTCTAAGCGATATTTATTTTTAATAGTAACGACCTGCAACATATCATCCATAAAAGTTGTTGGCATATCCAAAAACTCTTCGTAGGTCATCAGTCCCTCTGACGCCAGTCATCTGGTTTATCTCTACCTTCTGTCCACCAATCAACCATATCATCTACACTATCAAACCCACGCTTACCAAAACGATCAAATCCAGTTCCACCAATATCAAGTTGATTTAAAAAATCATCCATGTCACCTTCTTGCATATTGGGATTTTCAGCAGTTCTTCTTGCTTGGCGAAGCATTGTTGCGGCAGAACGGTTTGCTTTTGCAAGTTTTTCCGCCCAAATCATATCTTCCAAACTTACTTCTTCATGTTGTGCAATTTTTGCACAGATTGCTTCAAGACGAAGACGATATTGTGTAGAGAGCATATGCAGTCTCCATATAGGGTTATTTAGCATGAGGTCATTTAACAGTCATATTCCAAGACACAATTTTTCTTGGAATATCACTCTTATTTGGTAAAGTATAATGATTTAGCATTCCAGGAAAAAAGATGATAGATCCTTCTACAATCTCTGGAGGAGTAAAGTATTCAGTACCTCCCCTCAACAGATTATTGTAAGGTGATATAAAGTGTGTTGGAGTATGAACCTCAGGATCATACTCCAAATAACATACCACACTGATATTGGTTCCGTGATTGTGTATTTCATGGAACATATTTTTATCTTGCTGCTGAAACCAGGCAAGATCAACTTGACATTCTTGTAAACCTGAAGCTTCAGTATATCTCCCTATTTCATCTTTAAAAAGAGTAGCGATTCTCTTACTAAGATATTGAGAAGATTCTGGCGCCTGCTCATAATACGTTGTTTTGATGTATTCAGACTCTTTTATTTCTTGAGCCTTCATCATCGTGGTCAAGAATTGCTTCTTTTCGACCCAGTTACTTGCAGAGATATGAATAAGAGGAATCTTAAACATATCGATATAATAATCATTGTTGATGTCTATCATTTAATTCCTTTTCCAATTCTTTAGCAAGTTTCATCGAACGACGCCATATCATATATTTTACCACAGGATTCGCAGGATTATGTATCAACCACCACTTAACCTTTTCATACTGAAATTTGACCATTCTTGTAATCAAAACAACTGCAGATGCAACACTGTTGTCTGTTACAATCACATAAGCAAGTACAGCGAATATAATAAAGTATATGTATTGTGGACTCATCAGTGCCACCGTAGACCATTCAGATATTCTAGCACAGTTTCTCTTACATCCATCAGCTCATGAAAACAACGTTGATCATGAGCTGCTTGCCTTAATTCACTATCTGGTTTATAAACGCTCTCAATAAAAAGGTCCAGACCACGATTCCATTTATCTTGCTTAGATTCTTCATCACGAAGAACATAGTCAGATTCATTCATTATGGAAATCTCCAAATTTATTCTATTTAACCAAGAAATTCTTCTAGGGTTGCAGATCCTTTTTTAGATTTTTTAGTTTTGATTTGACGTTGGATATAAGTTTTGGCAGAATTTAAATTGTTATGGACTTCCATTTGTTGACCATTGTGAATGGTCATAAACTTTTTTCCAAATGGAACTGCTGCCCACATTCCATCTTTAGTTACATAACCTTGAGGATCTCCTGGTAATGGATTTAAAAGACCAGGACGATCAATAAAAGGTTTTTGGAATGCTTCGCTCATCAGAATACAGCAGTCACACCAATCACCCTAGCACTCGGATTACGTGCCAGAGCAGTACGCTTGGCATCCTCATAATCACGCGCCTCAACAAACTCATCAAAGACCTTGCCAGCAACGTAGAGTTGGACTTTGCAGCGCATTGGGGGAGTTCCTCCTTGTGTGTTTGTATTATAGCAGAAGACTCAGCGTTTGACAACGCTGATGGCAGGCAGACCCTGCTGGAACACGGTGTCCACCACCGCCTGGACCTTCTTAGCGGTGCTGATGCCCACAGAAGAGTAGACAGGGATGCAGACCAACCCAAAGGACTTGGTGTAGTCCTGAAGGGCACCAGGGGCGATCCTGCCGCTGCTGAGACCCTCTGCGTCGTCCTTGTGAAGGCGGATCACCCGCCCAATGGTCTGGGAGATGCCGATGTAATCCATAGAGCGCATAAACAGCACTGCCTCCAGACCAGACACGTTGATGCCTTCAGACAGAATGCTGTGATGAAGAACCACAAACTTCTTAGAGTCATCCTTGCCCCAAGCACTCAGAGTGTCAAAGAACACCTCACGATTGACCTTCTGACCATCAATGACAGCACCAGTCTTGGAAGTGATATACATCCAAGAGAAACCACGATCCTCCAGTTGCTGACAGAAATCAGTCTGAGAAACCAGAGAAACAATCTGCTTGGTTGCCTTAGAGCAGATCAGAACCTTACCCACTTCCTGAGCATCAATCGTCTGAATCAGATTCTCACAGTCAACGTCAGCAACAATCTGACCCTTAGAAAGCATCTCAAACTGCTGCACCACAACTTTGGGAGGAACGATGAAACCACCCTCCACAAGTTCAGGAGCAGGGACATTGCAGATCACGTTGCCATAAACGGCAGCATCATTCATACCAGGTTTGGAAATAGTAGCAGAATGCTTAGGAGTAGCAGTGAAGAAATAGCAGCGGTCAGCAGTAGAAGCGAAATGCTCGGTGGCAGGGAAGAAATGACGTTGGACAGAGTTGTGTGCTTCATCAAAGTAAATCGTATCAACGTGAATATCTGCCTGCTGAAGACGCTGCAGAGAGTTGTAAGTGGTGAAGATCAGCTGATGCTTGTAGGCACGACGGGACCAGTTGTAGATCTCAGAAGGTTTGGTCGTGCTCTGGTGATGCGTCTCACCACTATGGACGTGCAGAACAGCAGCAGTCGTGATAAACTCAAGGAACTCGCTAGACAGTTGCTCAGCAAGCAGAATGCGAGGAGCAACAACTACGATAGTTTTAGGAGCATCAGACTGAAACTCACGCAGAGCATCAAAGATGGCAACGTTGGTCTTACCACCGCCAGTCGGGATGATCACCTGACCCTTACGATACTGCAGCAGGGCATCCAGAGCACGTTGCTGGTGAGGTCGGAGTTGGATCACAGGTCTCATCGCGTATGAACTTATTATAGCAGAAAACCGCCCCTGCTGTGGTGCAGTGGACGGTTCTTAAAGTGTCCTAGTATCTCATCTTCAACCCAGACAAAGGTAGTCTAGCAATAAAGAGATACTTTGTCAATCATTATCAAGCAGGATTTATCTGAAGTGCTCCTGCATTACTTACAGACAGTCTATATTTTGTCCCATTTGCAGCAGTTAAAATCAACCCCTGAGATGTGTTAATTCCTACACGAACATCTCCACCAACAACATCGACAAAATGTACTGGAGTTGTACTACCTACACCAACATAATTTCCTGTTGTAGTATCAATGATTAGATCAGAAACTATTTTGCCGCCAATACTTACATCAGTACTAATTGCAACTGTATTAGCAACGACATTTATATTATTTGGACTTTGAATCGTTGGAGATCCTGAAGATCCAATAAGAGTAAACTCTTTAACACCAAACTTTTTATTTGCCATCGCAGTTTTTAAAATATTTAGGCTTTGATAGTCAATGGACCAGATACAGTTAAACCATTGCCACGGAAAAAGTCAACCGCATCAACTTTTCCACCCTCAGGTAATTCATAAATTACAATTCCATCACCACCTTCTAAACTATTTACATCAGACCAATTTGAGTCATTGGCAGTTACAGATTCACGTCCATAATAAAAATGTTCTGGTTTTTGTCTCTGAAGACCTTTTTTGATATAACCTCTGACTTCTCTCCAACTCCAATCTCGATTATTGGATAGTAAACAGGCAATTAATCCCGTGGCAACAGGGCAAGCAGCACTAGTTCCACCAAATTTACCATCATAC